TTACTGCTCGAGATATTCGCAAGATTCGCCGACCAAGTTCTATTCGGTTCTTGGTCGGTTCTGGCAAAAAGGAAATACTTTCAATTTTTAACTTATGGACAGGAAAATTAAGACACCGGCGCTGATACACGACGTTCTCTTTTCTGAATCCCCACTTGATGAGATAATGCTCAGGTGGGGATTGTCACTTAAGGAAATCAGGAATATCCGGAGAGGTCAATTCAGCGAAAGATTCAAAAATCCGCCTGAAGAGCATTTTAAAAAAGGACACAAACCTGCAGTTGTGCGAGTATTAGGACAGCCGACTCCACAAAAAAGAAAGGTTTTGGTTTTTGGTCTGAAGGATACAGCGTGAGGACACTGGATGAATTTTAACATTTCACTTAACTTGATTCAACGTATTGATTATCAATTGGTTATGGGTTGCGACGAGGGTTTATCTTGTTATGGGTTGAAATTTTTTGGTTAGCATTTATAACGTATTGATACTCAATGATTTGAATATAACTCTTATGGGTTGTAACAATAATCAGTATATGGCAGCCCATACAAAATGACTCATTTTACTATAGCTCGACTTACTACATATATAATATTCTAATATATGTTTTTTAACTATCTATTATCATTATTTATATATATATATATATCCCTACAAACGTGTTTGACGTTGCAACCTCTATGAGTTGCATTCAACGTATTGATTATCAATGCCCTCTCGGTTGTAACGTCTGTAAGTTGTGGTAAATTATGCAACGTATTGAAAATCAATGAGTTACGTGAAAATATGGCAAAAACTCATCATATGTTAAAATTAGAACGTCCTCAAATCATCATAAATAAGTTAATTTATTTCGCAGAAATTGGAGAATTATACACTATAACACATGAGGAAATGCTATTTATAGTGGAAAAATTGGAGAAAATCAATACTAAACGACGGTTCAAGGTATCAAGAGCCGAAAATTATTCAGTAATATGGAGAACAAAATGATTACTACAGAATTGCAATTGCAGGCAGCCTGTACAATTTGGTTTCAGAATAATATGAGGAGCTATCGTGGCAGGTTTCGCAGAATTAAGAACGAAACGGGTCTGAAAGGGGATTATGGCAGGAGAATAGGGGCGGAAAATCGTGCTACCGGCATAGTCGCAGGGACGTGGGACTCATTCTTTATGTGTGAGCCTATCGTTTGGATTGAGTTCAAGTTTGGACATGGCAGCCTTTCGCCTGTGCAGCGTGAGTTCGCAGATGTTGGGAAAGAACTTGGCTGGAAATTTCACGTTATAAGGACATTAGAAGACTTTATTACAATAGCTAAAATATACTTTAATGGATAACACTATTAATCACTGGATGGTTAAGGCTAAGTCTTCCGGCAGCAAGCCAGAGGATTTATGGAATGACGCTAAAGATTACTTTATGTGGTGCGAGGCTAATCCCATATACAAGACGGAAGTAATCAAGTAGACTGGTGAGAAAGTAGACACACAGTTCCCTCGTCCTTTCAACCTGCCGGCGCTGTGCTTACACTGTGGCATTACCTCTCAGTACATTCAGGATATAGCCAGAAATCGGGATGCAGGGGACTACTATTTAGTTGCGCAAAAGATACTGCAAGTAATATATGCGCAGAATTTTGAGTACAGCATGGTAGGAATATTTAACGCAAATATGGCTATACGTAAACTGGACTTGAATAACAATGACAGTGGTAGCAATGCTCAGGCTACAATTAATATCGAAGTAATAAGGGACGACACGACTCCAAAGCTCTCGCACTCGGAGTTCGAAAAATAGGAATCGCCTTTTAGGAAATCGCCTTCTGGCATTTTTCTTTTTGTGGAAAGCCTCAGAGAGCAAGTCTGACAGAGCATCTGAAAATATTTTAGTTTTTTATTTTTAAAATTATCTTGAAAACGAATTCTCACGTACGAGACACTTCGTACTAAGAAAAATTTCGTATACGAACAAGTGTTAGTTTTCCTAAAGTGGGACTCATTCCCAAGTTGGGAAAAATTCCCAGAACGGGAACGGCAGGAATTAACTAAAATTTAACTCGCTCAAAAACCGTGCCAAAGTCAGTTTGGCATTGTTAAATTTTAGTTAAGGTCGAAAAAATGATTTTATAGGAAAGGTACGAAATTTTTTGTTAATATGGAGTTAAGGAAAAGTTAAAATCTAAATTTTAATGTATAATTAATCTGCCGTATGTAATATATTATGTTAAGTAGGTAACTGATTGAAATTCAATGAGTTATACATGCAAATGTGGCATTTTTCCTATAAATGATATTATGTTAAGTAGGAATTTTTTAATCGTTTTTTAAGTTAAGAAACTGTTAAAAAATGCTGAAAAATTTAGTTTGTAATTGTTAAGGAAAAGTTAACGCCAAAATCAAGAAGGTAACCCAAAGGTACGAAAAAATTTTGAGAATTCCAAAAAATAAATGTTAAGAATTTGTTAAAGCTTGTTAACAGCAAAAATCGTGCCAGAAAGTTGGCATAGACCAGAAAACTGGAATTTAACAAAGATTTATGTTAAAGGTTTGTTAATGGCTTGCGTCACCGGACGGCTGGACTTTAACATAATATTAACTACCGAAATTTGGTATTGTAACTTCCAAATAAATCTGGAATTTTAATCAAATCTTAATCCTGCCAAAATTACCGGCTATTTAGTCATGCCCCAAAAAGGTCGTTTTGCGCCCCATTACGGCATTCAACCCCCATTCTGGCGCAATCATACCAGACACATCATTTGAGGGCAAATTTGGGGAGATTTGGTATTTTTTATATGTGTAAAGTATTGATTATCAGCGAGTTACAACGGTTTCAAAAATTCCAAAAATTGCCCAAAAAGACGGGAATGTTAAAGGAATGTTAACGTTTCGTTCTTAAGGGTTTTTTAATTTTTTTATTCGTTGAAATTCCTTATACTCGTGCGGATACATGTTTCATTATATAAATATGGGTTTTGGGCCAAAAGTTAAAGGTTTGTTAAAGCCTATCCTTTGTGTTTTTGTTAACATATTACGTGTTATCTTTGTGGTGTTAAGGGGTTGGTATGGTAGGGTTGCCTACCGGAGTTCTTTGAAATAAAAAAGTTAAAACGTCACCAGGTGAACACCTTAACATATTATTAACTTATTAAAAAAAATCAAGATGTATCAAGTTTTTATCATTGCAATATTAGGAATTTTTGTATATGTTCTGTTATTGCCAATTGCCTATAGAAAAGTTAAAAATTACATTTCAATGACTAAAAGGAAAAATCGTGAAATGTTAAAGAAACGTGAATTTGTAGTTTTATCGTCAAATATCTATTAACAAAAATTTAACAATTGAAATTTGGTGGGTAATGAACCAGCCCTTATCTTTGTGGTTCAAATTTAAAAAAATCAATTATGGAAACTTTAACAGTCCCAGCTCAGGCAAATAACGAGCAAGTAATTAACGAAACTTTAACAGTTGTTCCCGAATTTATGACTGCCATTCTGGCGGCAAGGGAACTGGAAGACAAACAAAATGAGGACATTTTGGCAGGTTTGAAACAATCGTTAAAAGATGCCAAAAAGGCAGACCGTGCGGCAAACGAGGCGAGCGACGACGAACTGACAGAAGAGACTGCCAAAACGGCAGAAGCAGTAAAAATTGCGAGTGACAAACTGGCACAATTTGCAAAGACCGTTGAGCTGTCAAAATTGCAGCGTCAGGCGGATGACACTGCCAACTTGGCACGTTACGACATTGCGGAAAAATTCGGTGTTAATCTTGAGTTAATTGACAAATTGGTCGAGGCATCAAAGGATGTTAAGGATTCGTTAAAATCCAGTTTTAACACATTGTTTGGCAAACCAGTTGTTTTCGCAAAAGCTGGCCAAACTGGAAAAGACCTGTCAAAAAGCGTGCCAAAGTCAAACGGCGAAGTTAAGGTTTCGTTAAATGGCAACCCAGAAAAAGCGGGCTCAAAACGTGCAGAAATTTGGGATGACCTGGTAGCAGGTATGACCTACGACCAGTTGTTGGAAAAATACCCAACTGAAGGAAATTCACAAAAACTTAACGGAACTGCACGCACGGTAATTTCTGACCACAAGTTCAAAAAACAGGCGGATAACAGTTATCAAATTGTTAGCGAATAGTTAAACCACATTTCTTAACAGAAAATTAACAGGTGTAAAAACCTGTTAATTTTTCCTTAATGTTTTGTTAAGAAAAAGTTAGGAAAAAAAAATTTTTTAGGCATGCCTATTTTCCCCTCCCTACACCTCGTTCCATAATCTATTAACCTGTGGATAAATAAATTTGGTCGTTTCATAAACTCGGCGTATATTGTACCAGCGTCCGAGATAAATCTCGAACACGATGAAAACGAGCTGTATCTTCGAAGACACCCTTGCTGTTACAACTACAGCAAGACGTATCATTCATCAGGGAGGTCAATACAGCGGAAAGACGGTTAATATTCTTGCAGCTTTGGCAACTATTGCAGCAAGAAGTCAGAAAACGATTACCATTACTTCAAAGTCGTTTCCGCATCTTCGAGCTGGTGCAATGCGAGATTTCGAAAGATACGTTCTGCCGACTTTTGCTCCTGCGATAAAGCAGCACCGGAAAAGCGACCACGTTACCTTATGGAATAGCGGTAGCGTAATGGAGTTTAAAACGTATGAAACTGAATTTGATGCTCGAGGCCCGAAACGTGATATCCTGTTCGTGAACGAGGCGAATACGTTTGATTACATGACTTGGTGGCAGTTAGACTCCCGAAGTGAATTGAGCATTATTGACTACAACCCCACTGTTAAGTTTTGGGCTCATGAAAAAGTGAAGGACGAACCTGGCACTGTGTTCTTTAGAAGTTGGCATGTACACAACCCTTTTCTTTCTTTGCGGCAACATCAGGAAATCGAGGGTATTAAGGATGCCGAACTTTGGAAGGTGTATGCAAGAGGAGTTACCGGCAATGTTAAGGGCTTAATCTTTCCTGATTGGGAGATGATTGACTCTGTGGATTGGGAAGAACCGTTCTTTGCTATTGATTTTGGTTATACGAATGACCCTACCGCAATGGTGAAGATGGAAAGGAAAAGGGATTCGCTATACGTCGAGGGGTTAGCGTACAAGACTGGCGCAATGACTGCGAAACGTATTCAGGAAGTATTGGTTGCTCATGGATATACCGACAACAGTGTAGTTTACTGCGAACACGACCCGCACATGATTAAACAGATGAAGCAATTGGACATTCGAGCGATTGCTGCAAAGAAAGGGGGAGGCTCGTTGAACGCAGGGATTGAAAAGCTAAAAGAATATAACATCTACTATATGGGACGACACATTAAGGATGAAACCGAAAAGTATATTTGGACTGTTGATGAGTTGGGTAATCCTACTAACAAACCGTTAGATGGACATAACCACTTACTGGATGCGATTAGATACGGTGCGTATTCGCACTTCTATCGCAGTTGACGAAAGGATTCTGGAAGCCACAAAACGAAAGCGGAAAGAATGAAAACATTCCCTTAGTCGAATCAGATAAGCCGGCTGCCCAACCATTTTTTCTTTTGTGGAATAAAACTTCGCTAAGATGTCACACATACTATTACACCTCGCTATCGTTATTGTTATACTTGCATTAGTTATTGCAGCAATCAGGTATTTGCCTAACAATGTAGTTGGGCCTGAATTCAAAAAGATACTTGGAGTCATTGCTTTTGTTATTGCAATCATCTACATATTCAACCTATTATGGCACATACCGACGAACTAATAATGAAAGGTGAAATTGAACACTATTTTCTTTTTGTAGTAAGGCTTCCTGATAGTCCATACAAGTGCTTTCTTGGATTTCAGGAAATCCCTCGAAAATGCGTTATCGTAAAGGATAAAGAATACAGTTACGAAGAGTTCTTTAAAATCATAACCGAGTTATGAAGGAAGAAGAAAAACCCAAGCGAAAACTATACGTTTATCGAAAAGCATGGTACGGCGAGAAGTTTTTCTGTATATGTGACGAGGTAATGACTATCGAAGACATCGTTGTACTAAGGCAAGGAGAAGAAGTTATCGCAGTGCTGCCAAAGAAATACTTTTCCTGTGCAATCTCAATCAATTCATAACCATTTTTTCTTTTGTGGAAAAAACCAAATAAATGAGAAATCAGTACGAGGGGTTAGTTAGCTTGACAAACCCTATGTCTAACATCTTTGGTTCAATGGCTAATCTAATGCCAAGCACTAATGTCGGCTTCATTCCCTTAAACGGAGATGGAGATGTTTTGCTTACAGGGCAAAGTGCTGTGTGG